GACTTATACCCAATATAAAACCGGAGTGTACATCCCGGTGTATGTTGATGATAGCAATCAGCATTTGCCTGATGACCTTAAGATGGCTGTGGATAAATCTATCCACCAAACTTATTCTGGGTATACAGATCTGGTTTGGCTAAAGGATGGTGATAATATATTTTATGAAGGAAATTTTGATTCTTACTTACTTTTATTAAGAAATGAGAGGCTTTTAAAAAAGGCAAATATCATATCCGGGATAGAAATATTTTTAAGTAAGGGTAACTATGAGTTCCCGTTAAAGGATGCTAGTTCAGGTGAGCTATCTTTTATCGCGTTGCTTGTTCATATTGCATTTTGTGTTAATAATAGATCGTTTATATTTATTGATGAACCTGAAAATAGTTTGCACCCCAAATGGCAAAATGAATACTTTGAACTCCTGAGAGGAGTAATTGGTTATAATGAATGCACTACCGTTGTTGCAACTCATTCCCCTCTAATAATTAATTCTTTGTCAGAGAATAATCAAACAGCAATTTACAAACGAGAAAGTGAAGGATTTAAAAGAGTAAATTCTCTCGATGACAGCGCGGAAGAGTTATATATTGATTATTTTGATACTTTAACCCCAAAAAATCGCGCCCTGTCCAATAGATGTGTAGATATTATAGACCTGCTATCTGCAGGGGCAATTTCATTGGGCACTGCAAAGAAGCGTTTGTCAAAATATCTTGAAATGACCAATGATGATGCCCAAAAAGATTTCCTAATGGGAATTGATGATTTGTTAGTAAAGGTTGCTGATAAATCTGATAGCAAAGGAATGCGTCATGACTAATATCGTATTTAATGCGGATGAGGTCTCGCTAATGCGTGATGCGGTTGGGCAGGGGCATACATTCTGGAGTGACCCATCTTTAAGTGATCTTAAAAGGAAAATAAAAGATTACTTGCGTCAAAGACAAGATGAGTGTTGTTGTTATTGCTCAAGGAATATCGATGACGAATTTAATATGGTTCTTGATATAGAGCATATAATTCCTAAGTCAAAAATAAAGACTGAAATGTTTGAAATGTCTAATTTGGCTGTTTCATGTAAAAGATGCAATATGAGAATAAAAGGGGAGGATGTATCTTTTATTAATGGTGATTTTAATAGTTTCAAACAAGGAGGTGATTACTATCACTCCGGGAGCTACAAATTTATTCATCCTAATTTAGACTCTTGGGATGATAATCTTATATATAACGTGGCGCAGCAAAATAGAAGGAAGGTAGTGTACTACCAGGTTGTTGATGGAAGCGCAAAAGGTATATTCGCAAAAGAATATTTTGAACTGGACAAGATACAAGTTAATACTTTTGATGAAGCGCAAGATGCTATTGGTCGTAAGGAACCGTTAGATCCAGCTATTGCCCAAGCTTTTTCAAAGCTGCTGTCAACTATGCTTGGCTGATGCTGTCGAGTGAGTTTTCCTAATATGATTGAGGGGGCTCCAAGAACTAATTGATTAAGTTCGGTTACTGTGGGTTTTTAATTAAAGGTAAGGGGTATCTGGAGTAAGAATTGTTGAATGTTGTTCCATACCTCACAAAACCTGGCTCAATTGCCGCTGGCCCTGTCCGGCGGCATCCTTCCCCCATGAACAATCTAACTTCTCTGCAGGATATCGCCCGGGCGATCCGCAACCTCATCCGCACCGGCATTGTGACCGACGTCGACCCCGTCGAGGGGCTTTGTCGTGTCCAGACCGGCGGGATGGAAACCACGTGGCTAAACTGGCTTACCTCACGCGCCGGTCGCTCGCGGGTATGGTGGGCTCCTTCCGTTGGCGAGCAGGTACTGATTCTTGCCATTGGCGGTGAGCTCGATACCGCGTTTGTACTGCCCGGCATTTTCTCTGATGACCATCCCGCGCCGTCTGCCTCACCTGATGCGCTTCACATTGCCTTTCCTGACGGGGCTGTTATCGAGTACGAACCCGGCAGCGGGTCGCTCACCGCATCCGGTATCAAAACCGCCGACATTACGGCGTCGGATTCCCTTACCGCCACCGTGCCGGTGGTGCTGGTCAAAGCTGAAACCTGCATCACCCTCGATACACCCGAGGTGGTGTGTACCAACAAGCTCATCACCGGTTCACTCGAAGTTCAGAAGGGCGGGACGATGACAGGCGATATCACGCACACCGGCGGGAAATTTATCTCTAACGGCGTGCAGGCGGATGACCACGCACACGGCAATGTGCAGAGCGGCGGGAGCTGGACGAAGGAGACCAAATGACAGTGCGTTATCTGGGAATGAACAGCCAGACCGGGCTCAGTATTTCTGAGGCCGACCATATCAGGCAGAGCGTGCGCGACATTCTGGTCACGCCGGTTGGCTCACGTGTCATGCGACGTGAGTACGGCTCGCTTCTTTCAGCGCTGATTGACCAGCCGCAGACCCCGGCGCTGCGCCTGCAGATTATGGCCGCGTGTTACTCCGCGATCCAGAAGTGGGAGCCTCGTGTGAGTCTTTCGACCATCACCTTTGAGCGCGGCGAGGCTGACGGCGCGCTGTATGTCGATATTACCGGCACGCGCTCGACGACGAGCCAGCCCTTTTCACTCACCATTCCACTGAGTTAAACGCTATGGCTATTGTTGACCTGAGCCAGCTCGCCGCGCCCGATGTCGTGGAAGAGCTGGATTTTGAAACCATTCTGAGCGAACGAAAAGCGACGCTTGTCTCGCTTTATCCCGAGGACCAGCAGGAGGCGGTCGCGCGCACGCTGACACTTGAATCTGAGCCGATTGTGAAGCTGCTGCAGGAGAACGCTTATCGTGAAGTCATCTGGCGTCAGCGCGTCAACGAGGCCGCGCGTGCGGTCATGCTGGCCTATGCCGCCGGTGCTGACCTCGACCAGATAGGGGCTAATTCCAGCGTTGAGCGCCTCGTAATTACGCCTGCAGACGAGACCACACTGCCGCCGACGCCTGCCGTGATGGAATCGGACACCGACTATCGCCTGCGCATTCAGCAAGCCCCCGAGGGACTGAGTACTGCAGGATCTACCGGGGCATATCAGTTTCATGGCCGCAGCGCCGACGGGCGGGTCGCGGATATTTCCGTTATCAGCCCCGAGCCTGCCTGCGTCACCGTGTCGGTTTTGTCCCGCGAGAATAACGGCGCAGCGTCCGACGAGCTGCTGGCCGTGATGCGTGCCGCGCTGAATGATGAGGATGTGCGGCCGGTCGCTGACCGCGTGACCGTCCAGTCAGCGACCATTGTCGACTACACCATCGACGCGGCGCTTTACCTTTACCCCGGTCCCGAAAGCGAGCCGGTGCTCAGTGCGGCAAAAGCGAAGCTGCAGACCTATATCAGCGCACAGCACCGGCTCGGGCGGGATATTCGCAAGTCAGCCATCTATGCCGCGCTTCATGTCGAGGGTGTGCAGCGTGTCGAGCTGGTTGCACCTGTGGCCGATATCGTGCTCGATGATACGCAGGCCTCTTATTGCACCGCGTACAGCGTGACGGTCGGGGGTAACGATGAGTAATAACCGACTGCTGCCGGTCGGCTCATCACCGCTTGAGGTCGCGGCGGCACGTGCCTGTGCAGATATCGAAAATACCCCCGTCCCGCTGCGCCGTCTGTGGAACGCCGACACCTGCCCGGCAAATTTGCTGCCGTGGCTTGCCTGGGCGTTTTCTGTCGACCGCTGGGATGAAAGCTGGCCGGAAGAAACAAAACGCGAGGTGATCCGCGCGGCGTGGTTTATCCATGCGCACAAAGGGACGATAGGCGCGGTGCGCCGTGTGGTCGAGCCGCTCGGGTATCTGATTAACGTGACGGAATGGTGGGAAACGAACGACCCGCCCGGCACATTCCGCCTCGATATCGGCGTGTTAGAGACCGGCATTTCCGAGGAAATGTATTACGAAATGGAAAGGCTGATTGCCGATGCAAAACCAGCCAGCCGTCATCTTATTGGTCTGAATATTATTCAGGATATTCCGGGGCATCTGTATTACGGCGCACTGACCTATGACGGCGACATCACCACGGTTTACCCCGGATAAGTGAGAGCACAATGACAGTAAAATATAAAACCGTTATCACCAAAGCCGGTGCGGAGAAACTGGCCGCGGCGACCCTCCCGAACGGGAAGAAAGTGAATTTCGCAGTGATGGCCGTCGGGGATGGCGGCGGTAAACTGCCCGAACCGAACGCCAGCCAGACAAAGCTGGTCAATGAGGTCTGGCGTCATGCGCTGAATAAAATCAGCCAGGACAAAAAGCACAAAAACTATGTCGTCGCGGAGCTGGTGATCCCCCCTGAGACCGGCGGTTTCTGGCTGCGTGAAATGGGGCTTTACGACGACACCGGCACGCTGATTGCGGTCGGCAATATGGCGGAGAGCTACAAGCCCGAGCTGGCGGAAGGGTCAGGGCGCGCGCAGACCCTGCGCATGGTTATCATGGTGAGCGATATTGAGACGGTCGAGCTGTCCATCGATACTACGCTGGTGATGGCAACGCAGGATTATGTCGACGACAAACTTGCAGAGCATGAGCAGTCACGCCGCCATCCCGACGCCACGCTGAAAGAAAAGGGCTTCACGCAGTTAAACAGTGCGACCGACAGCGCGTCTGAGGCGCTCGCAGCGACACCGAAAGCGGTCAAGGCGGCGTATGACCTTGCTAAGGGTAAATATACGGCTCAGGACGCGACCACGGCGCAGAAGGGGATTGTCCAGCTCAGTAGCGCAACCGACAGCGCGTCTGAGGCGCTCGCAG